CTTCAGCATGAATTGTTTGTTCCCCTAAAGGAACTCCCCAAATCATAAAGTCACCGGCACTATTAGTTTTTACAGTATAATTGTAATAAGTTTCATATACTTCTAAAACTTCCTCTCTTGTTAATATATCTTGTTGGTCAAAAAATGTACCTGTTGGTACATGTCCTCCGTGTTGTTTTCTTGATGGTAACAGATTATAACGATATCCGTCATCGTTTTTATCTCCGATTGATGTGTAGGGGTATAATGCCGATATAACGGGGTCTGTTGAATCTGTATCTTTTTGTGGTACAAAAACGGAAACCTTAACATTTGGAATACCCAAACCATTATTTGCAGTAACTCTACCACAAACCACACCATAGTCTGAGCATAGTGATGTATACGCCTCTTGTTGGGTGAATTTTAGTGATAAAACCTCCAATAAGTCGTAGTCTTGTTTTAACTCAACCGTAACCCTTTGGTCTTTCCCAATGTTTGTTGAAATTCTATGTTTTTGCATTGTTCTTATAATAAATAGAAAGCATGAGATTTTCTACTATTATAAAGAAAAAACATTTTAGTATGTAGTCGTTCCTAAAGATTTAGTTCTTACTTTGATATCTACATTTGGAAATCTGATTTGGAAAATTTGATTGGACTTCATGAATATTGTTAAATCAGTTTGTGATATTAATCCTGTTGTTGCATTTACGGTTTGTGAAACTTCAGAACTTGAGTAATTTCCGCCCTTTTTGTTAAAAACTCTAACATCAACAACATTTACTACTCCCGAAACTGCACCGATTTCTCTCATTAAATCTCCTACGAATAATGGATCACCCATTTTACGTTTTTCAATTGCAAAAAATTCTATTGTGTTTTGAATCGTTGTTCTTAAAATATCACTCGTTTTTTCGTTCTTATCGACAATTAAATCAATTTCTAATCCTAAATCAATTACCTGACCACTTGTGATGTCAATATAATCATTTATCATTCTATATTCAGAAAGATAATTTAATATGTTGTTTTTCAATGTGTTAGAAACAATATCAGTTAAATTACCATTTTCATCATATGATAAAAGTTTAATCTTAACCTTATTGTCTTCTTCCATTACATTGACTTTAGCGGGAGCACCATATGTGGATGGCATTGTTTCAATCAATGATTTATAATCATTTAAAGTTACCGCTCTATCTTGTGCTGAGAAATTATAAGATACCATATTTCTCAACTCTTCTATTGTAGGTTGGTCAGCTCCACCAATTGCGGGAGTTACGTTAGTAACTCGTAATGATTGTTGTACTTGTGAATTAAAGTTCTCATTTGGACCATTAACATCAAATTCAACATCATCTACACTTGTTATAACATTAACCCCTAAATTTGAGTCTTTACCACCGCCAATTCGATATTTGATGAATAGTGTAGTATTTGCCTTTGGAACTGATCCCAATGACATATTATTTAGATATGTTGCTAAATTAACCTTTAAAGAACCATTCATATAGTTATCTAAATTATCCAATGGATTAACCGTTCCTGAACCAAATGTTATTGAAAAATAACCTTCTGGCGTGTATTCCGACACAAATTTGTTATTTACATCAATATATTTCCCTGCTTTAAAATTATCCGAATCTGAAGCTGCAGTTGGGTCTGCAATAAAAACTTTGTCTTGTATTAATGTCTTTACTTCATACCATTTATTTGTAATGTTTGTAAATTCAGAAGATGAGGGATTTGCACCGAACGAGGTTCCATCTTTATGAATAATAGATGTTACACCTAGCACATCTTGTTCGGGTAAGTAAAGTTTAAGGAATGGTTTTTGGTCCAACTCTGAAATTACTCTTCTATAAATTCTTGTAACTCCGTTAACAACGGGTTCTCTTTTTGTTATAGTGTATGAAATTAATGTATTATTATTATCAGAATTAGGTATTTTAAGTCTATTTGGTTCTCCTCTGCTATTGAATGGGTCAGAAAAATCAATATCTTCTAACGTTTCAAAAATTTGTCCTCCACCTGAAACCTGAGTACCCGCTTTAACAATTCCCAAATATCTATCATCCTCTTTATCTCCCCTTACAGGTACGTTAATAGAAAAATCACATAAGGAAACGGATGGTCTATTACCGGGTATTTTAATACCATAAGTTTTTGCAATATGAAATAATGATTGTCTTTGTTGTGCGAAATCTAACATTGTTTCTTGCCAAACCCTATCAATATGAAAGTGTAAGTTATCGGCAACCGCTGCGTTTAAATCTAACAATACAGAAAATATCGATGCGTCATTGGTATTTTTAACCAAATCAGGATAATATTCTTTTGTTAGATTTACTAATTCTTGTCTAAGTCCCGCAAAATCTCTAGTTGCGTACGATATCTTTTTTCCCATTTTAAATGTTTAATATTATGAAGTCCGAAGACGAAAATGCTCCGTTATTAACTGTATATTCAATCTTTACTTTAGCTGTGTATGGTTTATTTGCACTATCTGAAACCCTAAAAAGTCTTTCGTCCTCATCAGAAGAAAATGTTTTTACATTATCAGGATCATCTTCTGCAGATATTACCTCAAGATTTGTTATATCTAAATTAGGTATGTATCTTTTTACCGATTCTCTAATTTCTTCTTCAATTAAATTCCAAGTTACCATATCATTTTGGTCAAATATAAATTGATATAATCTTGTACCAAAATCAGGTAAGAAATAACGACTACCTCTTTTTGATAATAATAGATGTATTAAATTAGCTCTAACTTCCCTATCGGGTGCTGAAGTCATCTTTAAATAACTACCTTCTAAACTGTCTCTAAAAGGAAAATCAATTCCATATTTTACTGCCATATCAATAAATATAAACTATTATAAAATGGTAATAAATAAAAAACCCAGCCGAAGCTGGGTTAAATTTAGTGTCTTGATATTCACCCCCATTATTTTCAAAACATAGAAGCTCAAGGTACTCCTTGACGACAGTAACTTTGGGGGACTCCCATTATTTTTATGAACCGCATCCCTCACATTCAAAAGGTGAGTCTATCGATTTATCTGATGTCATTACCAATTCAGGTGTGTTTTCACTAATGATTTGGTTATTGGTTGGTGTTACTACAGTATTTACTGTTTGTGGTTGTTCTGTTGGTTTTGATGTTGATGTGTCAATTCCTAGACCTTTTAATGCGTCTACAGCGGAACGAGTTCTTAAATAATACATACCCGTTTTTAATCCTAATTTCCATCCAAATAAATGTGCAGCCAATAACTTTGATTTGGTTGCGTTGTCTATGAATAGATTTAATGATTGAGATTGATCAATAAAAATACTTCTGTTTGCTGCCATTTGTAAAATTCTTTTTTGAGACATTTCCCAAACAGTTTTGTAAACTTCCTTAATTTGAGTTGGGATTTCGGGAATGTTTTGAACTGACCCGTTTTCCATGATTAATTTCTTTTTAATATCCTCATTCCACATTCCTAATTTAAGTAAGTCATTAACTAAGTGTTTATTAATCATAATAAATTCACCACTTAATGTTCTTCTTGAATATAAGTTTGTTGTAAATGGTTCGAACGCTTCGTTATTACCTAAAATTTGTGCGGTTGACGCTGTTGGCATTGGTGCAACTAATAGAGAGTTTCTAACACCGTAGTTAACCACTTCTTTTCTTAGACTTTTCCAATCCCAACGACCAGATAATTCTTTATCTTTTTTACCCCACATTTCAAATTGGAAAATTCCTTTTTCAATAGGTGAACCCGCAATAGATTCATATGGACCAAATGACTTAGACAAATCTTTAGATGATGTCATAGCCGCAAAATATATTGTTTCGAAAATATCTGTTTGTAATTTATCAGCATCTTCAGACTCAAATGGTAAACCTAATAAACACATTACATCCGCTAAACCTTGAATACCCAATCCAACAGGACGATGTTTAAAATTTGAACGTTTTGTTTCTTCTGTTGGATAAAAATTTAAATCGATTACGTTGTTCAAGTTTTTTACAACTTGGTAGGTATATTCATATAACATATCGTGATTAAATTCACCGTTAACGATATACTTAGGCAATGCGATTGAAGCCAAATTACAAACAGCTTGTTCTGTTGGGGATGAGTATTCGATAATTTCGGTACATAAATTTGATGATTTAATTGTACCTAAGTTTTTTTGATTTGATTTATAGTTTGCAGGGTCCTTATATAACATATAAGGTGTTCCTGTTTCGATTTGCGCAGTTAAGATTGCGTCCATTAACTTTCTCGCCTTTACAACCTTTCTACCTAATCCTTGTTGTTCATATGATTCATACAACAAGGTAAATGTTTTTTCTTCAGGTGAATCATACGCATCCGATAGACCAGGTGCTTCATCAGGTGAAAACAATGTCCAATCACCATCTTCTTCAACACGTTTCATGAATAAATCGGGTGTCCACATTGCTAAGAACAAATCTCTTGCTCTCATTTCTTCCTTACCATGATTTTTTCTTAAATCAATAAAATCATAAATGTCGGCATGCCATGGTTCAAGATATACCGCAAATGAACCTTTACGTTTACCACCTTGGTTAATCCAACGAGCGACTTCGTTATATGTTTTCATCATTGGTATTAGACCGTCAGACTCTCCACCAGTTCCCTTAATATAAGAACCTTTAGCTCTAACATCATGTACGTGTAATCCAATTCCTCCAGCCCACTTAGAAATATTTGCAACATCTTTAATTGTGTCAAACAAACTATCAATATCATCGCCCTTGTTTCCTATTAAAAAACAAGACGACATTTGAGCTCGTTTTGTGCCGGCATTAAACAGCGTTGGGGTTGCATGTGTGTAATAATGCTGTGATAAATCATCATAAATACGAAGTGCCATTTCAACATCTCCTTTACATATTCCAACAGCAACTCTCATATAAAGATATTGTGGTCTTTCGACAATTCTATTACCAATCTTTAAAAGATATGAACGTTCTAATGTTTTAAAACCAAAATAATCAAAATCTAAATCACGATTCTGATTGATAGCACCATCTAAAATTTCTTTGTTCGATAAAACAAATTGATATATGTTATCATCAATTAATGAAGATTCTTTACCTGTTTTTGGTTCAATAAAGGAATATAATTCTTTCATTGATTGTGAAAACTTTTT